TCGTACAGCCTCCGATAATTCACTGCCAGATATCTCAGCGCATCTACGATATGCGTAGCCCAATTATCGAGCGGCTTCGATTGGAAGCAGGCTTTGACTTCATCGTAGGAGCGGGAGTATTCTTTAAATTTTGGGGTTTGTATGGAAGATAAGAAATTAGAATGGTGCCATAAGGCTCACGCTGAATTACGAAGCGAATGCTTCCAGCACGAATGGACTCCAGTCTCTTGGAGCTTGACACCTAAATCAAAGCATGTGACGGTATTGATGTGCACTAAATGTTTTCATGAAATAAACATGAGTGATATCTATGCGAATAGGTCAACGGATTAAGAGGATTTTAAAAAAGCTTCGTAGGTTTCTACAGCTTTATCACGTTTCGCCTTCCCTTTAGGTGAGTTGTAGTACTTCTTGTAGTACTCCCACATTCCATCTAAATCATCTGCGCGGGGTAAGGCGTCCGGTTGCCTTCTGTAATGCAGTCTGCAAATCGCTGTCGCGTAATGCAAGTCATACACTAACCTATCTGGCTCTGGAATCCTTGGGCAGTTGAATCTAAGGGATAAGATGGACGTAAGTGAATGTCGGTGAATGATGTAATTCTGCCATAAATCAGTATGTGTAGACGGCTCGCACTGGTAAACCCCAAGCGCTGGGCCTTTGACTTGATGTAAATATGTGCCACCATTAGACTCAGCCGCGCAAGTAAACACTAATAGTTCTTCCGCATCTTTAGAATACATCTGAAGATAATCAAGAACAGGTCTTACGAGCAGGGTTCTAAACTGGGTAACATTAAACATGTGGTGGCTATTAATTAGATTGCGTTATTATCATAGTACCAACCTTTAATTCAAAAGGCACGTTATGGCTCAATCAAGAAAATATGACCCGATAAAGATTTATCAAAACATAAAGAGTAATGAAACATCTTACAAAGAAGATAAGCATTGCCCTATGATTTTAGAGGTTCTATGTGACCCTAACCGAGGAACCATGTCTGCATTTTGCGTAGATGCATTCATAACGGATAGCACGTTTTATAGATGGCTCGCGAAGTACAAAATATTCTACTCCTGCTACAGGTACGGCCTTATGAGAGCGAGAGAGAATTGGGAGGGAGAAGGAAGGTCTGGAAGGGATGATGAGAGTTTCAATCTAGAGTACTGGCGAATCATTGGGGCATCTAGGTTCGGCGTAGGGAAGACCAACAGGGTTAGGCTGGAAGTAGATGCAGATTCAAACCCATATGAACAATTCAAGCAGCTCATAGCGCAAGCAAGCAATGGGGACTTTACAGCGGGCGAGCTTAAGCAGATTATGGAATCAATCAATGTTGGGCGAAGTGCATTTGAAACCTTCGAGCTACAGAAAGAAGTGACGCGCATGAAAGAAGATTTCATTAAAATGGAAAATAAAAATGGCAACAATCGCTGCGCAATTGAGAAAACTTAGGAAATTAATTAATATACCGTATACAATAAAATTTGTTGACCATGAAATCTGTGAGTCAGAATTTGAAGAGAAGGTTATTTATGTTCATATTTGGATATAGGAGCATGGCATGAGTGTATTATCTAAGGCATTAAAGAAAACAGAGCGAGGCATCAGTAACCTAATCCCTCACCAACACTCAGCACAGAGACGTGCGGAGATGGCAGCAACTACACAGCAGCTTGATTTATATAAATCCCAGAAAGATTCATTAGCTGCAGAGAATGCACGTGTAAGTTCAGAAAGAGATGTGGAGCGAAAAAAGGTTCACGAGAAGCAAATTCGGAGTATGCGACGTTCATTCCGCTCCCCTGGATTTATGGAAGGCCCAAGCTCTGAAACTGCTGAAACCACAGGATAAAAATGACTGCTAACTCTCCCGACATAAAACTACTCGAGCAATTCCAGAAGCGTTACAAGAAAGCGCAAGGTGTTGCCGACTTATGGGCATCACTGCATGAAGCGTGTTATCACTACGCTATTCCTAATCGCAATAAATTTTGGAGACCAAAGGAGCAACAAGGAGAGCTCAAGGGGTCCCGTGTATACGACACTACAGCCATTGAGTCTACGAAGACGTTCGTATCCAAATTACATACCGCAATGACACCCCCGCAAACACAGTGGGGCTATCTGATGCTGGATGAAGAATGGAATAGTGCGAACGTTGTTGACCGAGAGAATGCGCAGATAGAGCTTGATGACTACATGAGGAAACTGTTTGGATTTATTCATGGGTCAAATTTCGATGTAGTGATTAACGAGTGTTACTTTGATTTAGCAGTTGGTACATCTTGCTTAGTGGTGAATAGCCACACAGATAAGCAGCCTTTATTGTTCACGTCTACTCCTATGGATAAACTGGCAATTGAAGAGGCAATGACCGGAAAGGTCGAGTCTTGGTACCGAAACTGGGAAGATGTAAAAATTAATGAAATTACTAAGCGCTGGACGAAGGCGGTTATCCCCGCTGAATATATGGCGCTTACAGTAGATGACCCGGACGCAGTTATACGTACAATATATGAAGGGGTAATGTATGTACCCACAGAGCCCAAACCCTATTGTTATATTGTCTCTACCGATGATGCTATTCTTTATAAAGATTATTTTGATGTAAACCCAGGGATTGTCTGGCGTTTCCAGAAGACAAATAATGATGTATTTGGTCGCGGGCCTATCATGGACGCATTACCTAGTATTATTAGTTTGAATGAGATGGCACGGATTGAGTTAGCCAGCGCTAACTTAAATGTATTTAAGCCTTTCATGGGATTCAGTGATGCGGTATTTAATCCGCACACGTTTACCATGGAGCCGATGTCTATTATTCCTATCGCGCCTATTGGTGCAGATGGTCAGGCACCTTTAATTCCGTTACCCGACACATCAAACCCTCAGTTCGCTCAGTTAACGATAACTGATTTAAGAGCACAGATTCAAAGGTTGATGTTTGCAGATTCTCCTATATCGAGCGATAGCATACAGCCACAAAGCGCTACTGAGATTGCAACCCAACAACAATTGTTGGCAGAAAGAATTGGTCCGCTCTTCTCCCGGCTCCAACAGGAATTTCTATTCCCTGTTGTTGAGCGGTCCATGTATATTCTAGACAAGATGGGGTTATTACCTAAGCCTAAAATTAAAGGCTCATCTATTAACTTCCAATATAAGTCACCACTAGCCTTGGCGAAGGGTCAAGAGCAGATTGCTCGGTTCACTCAGTTCTACCAAATCCTACAAGGGATTAGTGGCCCTGAGATGGCGCAGATGTATGTTAACCCTGCTGTATTCCCATGGGTTATCGCAGACCTTATGCAGATTGATAGTCGGTTTATGAATACTCCAGAAGGTGTACAACAAGCAGCGCAGCAGTTGCAGAACCAAGTATCTGAGAGTCAGGCGATGCAAGAAGAATCAGGATTACCACCGCAGGGAGGATAGATGAAAAGAAAAAATCCATACTTAGAGCCGACTAACTATATGGAAGGGTACAAGGAGAGCTTAGATGCATTATTGAGTTCTCCGGATAGAGTTGAGTTAGATAAGTTGATGTACCATGTACTAGGGAAGACAGAGGATGGAAAGCGGTTGATTCAGATATTTAAAGATAGGTTTCTAATGGCCCCCTCTTCTGGAATTATTGGAAACAATTTTGAGCAATCATGTGTTTACCACGAAGGGTATCGTGCTGCGTTCAGATATATTATCCAAATGGTAGACTCATATAAACAGAGAAAAGACTTTGAAGCAAAAGAAGCAGAAACAAGGGCACAGGAAGGAAATAACTAATGAGTTTATTTAGCGCCGTTATAGAATCTGACGAACCACAATCGGATGGGGTAGAAGCGACAGGAATACAGGAGAGCCCAGAGGGAGGTGTCGAGTTAGTCAGGCCAGATTGGCTGCCTGAAAAATATAAGACGCCTGAGGATTTGGCAAAAGCATATGGGGAGCTTGAGAAGCGTTTAGGTACAGCTCCAAAAGAGTACGATTTCTCTGCGGGTGAGAGTTGGATTGATTCTGAGTATGAGCCATTCAATGAAATGGCAGACTTCGCCAAATCAAAACATGTCCCTCAAGACGTGATGGATAAGATGCTTTCCACGGTAGGAAAGTACCTAGATGAATTCAAAACAGATATGACAGAAGAGCGCGCAAAGCTGGGTGACAATGCGAAAGAGCGTTTAGAAGTTTTGAATAACTGGGCTAAGGCGAATTTCAGTGAAGCAGCATTTGCAGGTCTAACTGAAAATATGAAAACGGCAGATTCAATTGTTGCACTGGAAGAAGTGAGGGCTAAAATGCTTAACAGCGAAACACGGATACCTACAGGAAACGAAGACGTAACGGATAGCGGATTATCTTTAGAGTCTGTTCAACAAGAGCTAACAGATAATATCGATAAATATAAATCAGACCCTGTTTATAGAAAGCAGATTCAACAAAAAATAGCATCTGTCTCTAAAGATGGTGACTTTGTTGACAAGCACTACTGATGCAGTCTAAACTTTTGGAATCGTTCGAGCAATCTCAATGATTGCCTGGAAGGGTACTTTTCCATAGCGGCCTGGTAACGGATACCCGCACTACATGGCGAATCCTTTTAGAGAATAGTTTTTACTATTAACTAATAGGGGATTCCCATGTCTATCTCATTAACTAATGTCCAGCAAATTGAGTTCGATGCGCTTGTAAAAGCCGTCTATCGTTCTCGTGGTTTCTTACTTCGTGATTCAATCCGCATGAAGAATGATGTTGTCGGTAATCAAGTTTCTTTCCGTAAAGTTGACCAGGTCATCGCGGTTGAAACGGGTTACTTACAAGCCGTAACGATTCAAGACCCTAACTACCAAAAAGCAAATGCAACCTTGTTGAAATACACTGCCCCAACCGCAGTGGATGAAGTTCAAGAACTTACAGTTAACTTTGATGCTAAGATGGAAAATGCAATGTTGGTTGCTCAAGCGATGGGCCGACGTTCTGACCAAATATTAATTGATGCAATTGATGCTGACCCAGGCGATACCATTGCTAATGGCGGCACTAACTTCACCTATAGTAAATTTACACAGTGCTTAGAGTTCTTTGATGACAACGCTGTTCCTTTACCAGAACGTTTTGTTGCAATGTCTGCTAACAACTTCCGTAGCTTATTAGGTGATGACCAATTCGTTTCTACCTTCTACACGAAGAATGACGTAATTGACCGCGCTAGAATCCGTGAGTACTTAGGATTTAATGTGATTGTTATCCCAGCGATGACTGAAGGCGGATTACCTAAAACAGGCGACATCAGAACTGCATTAGCATGGCATAAAATGTCAACAGGTGCCGGTATCGGTAAGAACTTCCGTACGGAAATCAACTACATTCCACAGAACACATCTTTCTTAATTAACGGTGTATTCTCAATGGGTGCTACAGTTATTGATAACCGTGGTGTATTGGCGATTGATTGTGACGAGTCTGTCTAAGACTTCCTACTAAATTAACTTAAGGAGCTAATCATGGCTTTTGATAGAGATAGATGGGCAAGACAATCCCTTGCTGATAATACCGGTGCTGTAACCCTAGACGATGATAGTGTTGTAAATGGCCCTGCATTGTTTACATATAAAAGTGCAGCGGATTCATTAGCGACAATTGAAACAGCAAATTACTTTTCTGCCGCAGCTTTCGATTTAGCTATTGGTGATTACATTATTGTTACTGGTAGTGATGGCAATAGTATTGAAGTAGTAAGCGCTGTGAGTAGAACAGCTAACCCTGCTACAGTAAGTGTTACTGCCTATGCAATTAGTGGTGGTATTTCAACAACATTACCTTCTGGGGATATCATTGTTGGTTCTGCTGCTAACGTAGCGACAGATGTTACGATGTCTGGTGATGCAACGATTATTGCTGACGGTACATTA